TTGTAATTGATGATGATACTGTTGCATTTGTTGCTCTTCAGGATTAGGTTGCATACCTTGCATAAGAGCATTAACAATTTGGTCCCTATTATGGATACTAGAGTTCTGGAAGACTGCTAACAAGAGGATGTTGAAAGCTGGAGAATCTTTCGGAACTGACTGTAGCATAGAGACCATTTGTTGCATCTCTAATTCTTTAGCAATAATACCCATAGTAGAGTAAGGAAAAAACTTATAATCAACGACAGGATATCTGTCTACATCAAATTGTATCTTTCTCCACAATGCCTTATTAATCATAGGAATAAGGAATGTGTTCTGGAAATTCATTAGCGTTCTCTTCTGACGCTTAATGCTAGCTGATTGCATCATAGACATACCAGCTGAAGTAGTTCTATCTGGTACATTAGATACATCTGCTGCACCTGTACCCATCTGAATCATACCTTGCAGTAGATTAATCTGTTGCATAGTATTAGGGTCAGTCTGACCTAAGTTCAGAGGTTGAATAGCCAGCCTAGGGTCACCATTAGTAAGTACAGTCTTTCCTGGTCTTACTTCTAGTTTCATTCCTCTAGGTAATCTTGTAGCATCTGCTGCTAACATAGGTGTAGTAGTTAATGCAAGACTATCTATACGAGCTCTCATCTCTGCATCTAATGCTTTCTGTGGATTGTATCCTTTCTCACAGACACCTCTTCCCCAGAATTTATTAGGTACTAATTCGTGCTGATACGCTATGAATGGTCTGTCAACCATCATAAACGGATTCTCCTCAGCACGGAGCACATATGTATCATTTGCGATAGTAACTACTGCTTCAACTAATTCTTCTTCGTTATAGTCAAAGTCTTCGTTAGTTTCTTTTTTATTTAAGTATTTGCGAGGAACTTTACCCCAGTATTCTGTAATCTTAATCTCGTCAGAATCATCCATATTAGCTTCTTCATAATCATATCCATTAGGGATATCATTAGTTGTAGCTTCAATATACATCTTATTATATACACCTTTTTCCATGCCTTCAGTTACGACATATCTAGGTTTATATACTTCGTGTGCTACACCCAAAGCTTCATTGATGCTTGTAGCAGCTGGGTCTATAATAAATTCTTTAGGACATACAGCTTCTAGTTTAACATCTACTGCAATATATTCTTCTACGTCTCTAGTAGAAGTTAAAGTTCCTGGTACTGGATTTTGTACTGGACGCTTTTTGATTACCTCTTCTACAATGATTTTTGCTATGCCTGTACCATAGATAGCACCATTTAAGAAAGTCTCACATATAGCATCTTTACAGCCTGTACCTTCTAAATCTTCTTGTAATAAGTTACGGACATACTCGACATCTCTCTTATCATTGTCTAGCATATCATCTTTAATATCGAACCATTTACCTCTGCCGAATGTAGCTTCTTCTAGTTCTGCTACTGAGGCTTCTACTGCTTGTTGTAAAGCTGGTGTAATAATTCTAGACTTTTCATGTAGACGAACTTGGTCTTCTGGGTCCCACTCACCACGCCATAGACGATAATACTCATCCCACTTACCTAGATAGTTATTATCTCTGTGGTCTGCCCAGTCTTCTAGTTTAGTCATTAACCAAGAAGATAGTGCCTGATAATTATTTTCGCCGTTATAATCCATATATTAATATCCTGCTACAATATCGTAAGGTTCCCAATCATCGTCATATTCTATACTACCCATAAAGTCTGCAATAGAAACTTGGTCTATATAAGCCAAAGCATCTATCATATCATCATGAGTTCCTTTAGTTGGAAACTCTAGGAGTTGAACTTCAAAGTCTCTGTTCCATTCTCCTTTATTAAATTTAATTTTGCTATGTTCTAATCTACCTTGTAAAGCCCAAGTAATTCTGTCTGCTTTCTTTTTACCACCATGGGTTACATCTGTAATGACAACCCATCTTCCTGTAGCTCTCATCTTATCTTCGAGGTACGGAAGTATTGCGTTCTTTAATGACCCCGCTTCAATCCCGACAGTAGTCGCTTCATTTTGTATAGCCGCTTCGAGAATCTTGGAAGCAGTCTCTTTAATATTCCAACGCCCGTGTAGTATATCTTTAACCCACCAAGTATCGCCTGTGATTTTAACAATAGCAATCGCTGTTTCATCTAGTGCTGACCCCTTCCTTCCTCGTTCTTT